GACGCCTTTGGCTGAAAAGATGTTGATTACCACAACACCAATCACGCTATTGCTTGCACCTGCGCCGGTACCCATCGTCACGTAGTTGTTATTGGCAAAGCTGACCTGGCATTGCACCCAAGTGCTGATAGGTGTTGGCGTATATGCCATGTTGTGAAATACAACAGGAATAGCAGGCGCTAAGGCTAGCTCAGTCGCTAGGCGGCCTTCGATTACAGCACGAATTGCATTGAGATCAAGCGCAGCCATTAGGATTGCCTCCCGATATGATCCGCCAGTTGCCTAGCGCGGTTTGCCATCTGCCTTGCGATCAGCTCCACCCAACCAGCCGGCGCCTGTGTGCTGTGGCCATTGCCTAGGCGTTCTGCATATGGCAACGTGTTATGGATGTGATATGAGTTGCCAACGCGCTCGCTGCCTGGGTTGTAGTTGATGCCTGTTGCTAGCCCTGGCGTGGGGCTTTGCGGTGGTGATGTTTGCCGCTTGAATGCGGCTGTGGCTTTTTGCTGCGGCCCTGCATCATAGTTGCCGGTTGTATTTTCTCCTACTACCCAGCTCATGCGGAATCGCCCAGTATCAACTGGGCTTTGCATCTTTAGCTCTAGGTCGGTCTCTAGTACCACAATGCGCAGCAACTTATCAACTTGCTCTTCGCTGAACTTACCAAAATCACTTAGCCTGATGATTTGCGCCATGTTAAGCCCTCAGTATCAGTTCGTAGGTAATCGACTGGTTATCTTGCTCAATTGTTTGTACGTTAATGATCTGATGCGAAATGGTGCTGATGATAACTCGATCAGCGGTGCTAGGTGTAACAGCTAGATCAGTTGCAGCAATAAACAGCCTCTTATCACCGGCTTGGATCAGTTCATTTACTTCACGTGCCTTGACGTCTTGCAATACACCGCGCAAGCTGTAATCAGTTGTTGTTTCCGTAATTGCACCCGTGCTGGCATTGTAGGCGCCGCCACTGACGCGCCTATACGTCAATGCGCCGCCGAACTTCTCCATCAGCTTGGAGGCAGTCTTTTGCAGCGAGGAAGCTAGTGCCATCAGAGCTTGTAGGCAATGCAGTGGCCAGCCGACAGGTTAATGCTGGTGAAAACACCATAAATCGTTACTCCAGCGGTAGGAGTATGGCCGGCCAATGATGCCCCGTCATAGTTGGTGCTAATGATTTCAGTGATTGCTGCGCTGCTCAAAAAAGTAATCGCACACCAGCGGCCAGTCACTGTTGTTGCGGCGTCAACAAAAGTTGCGCCTTTGGAATAATCAATGCCAAGCTGATTGGTATCGCCCATGATCAGATTTTGTAGGCGGCAATCTTGCCGGATGTCAGCGTAACGCTGGTGAATACTGCTTCAACAGACTGGCCAGCCTTAAGTGGCACGCTGGTAAATGTGTTGCCAGTCTGGTTCAGGATCACGGCGCTAGCGATCACTGAATCCTCAAAAGCAACCAGCTCAGAAAAGCGACCCGTGTGGGCTGCCGTATCGCTGATGTACTCAAACCCAATGGCGTATTCGGAAGACATGATCAGCTCCGGCGAATTGAGATATTGCCTGGTCCACTGATTCTAAGGCCTGTCAGGTAGCGTTCCATCATCGGCGGCACCTTGTCAACACCGGCTTGTGGGCTGCTGGTGTTCAGCGTAACGCTAATCGGCCCGATGCTGACGCTGTTGTAATCTTCAAGTCCGCTAAGCCCAAGGCTATCGGTATTGTTGTTCAGGAAGACAGCCAGCACGGCCTGAGCTTGCTTGATCTGCGTTGGGATTTCGGTATCAGTAAAATAATCAGTTGTAATACGAAACGGAAACCCAACGGCGTAAGTATTGATGTAGGTATCAGGCTTGCGTACACCAGTGCGCGGCCATTGCAGCGCTTGCGTATCAGTAGCGCGGGCACCAAGAAACCGCTCGCGGTCTAGCCTTTGCGTTGCGGTGTACAATGCACGGTTTTTGGCATCGGTGGTTGCCGTTGCCCATGCAGTCACATCAGCATCTTCGATTAGGCCATCAATAATGGCCTGCGCATCAGCTAGCGTCTGGTACGTGTTTGACGTGCTTCCGCCGGCTGTTGCGATTAGGGTGATCGCCATTATTGGGTTCTGGTGTTGGATCTATCTTAGCTGGCTCCGGCGTAGAAAAAGAGGCCACATCCAAAGATGCAGCCTCCTTGTTACGCAGTCGCCGGAAGGCGAACAGTCCCATTAGGCAACAGCAGATCCAGTGGAGCCCAAGCCATATAGGGTGATGGCCTGTGAACCGGCGGTGACATTAGTCACGTAGCCGATGAACTCCTTGGAGGCGTTCTGAACCACAGTGGCAACACCTGAAACGGTAACGCCAGAACCACCAGCAACGGTAATGGTAATAGCAGTAGCAGCAGCATTCAGTACCACAACACGGAAGGAAGTACCGACAGCACAATCACCGCCAATGGCAGAGATGATGTTGGCAGCAGTTTCAGTGGTGTAGGTAGCGGTGCTGGTGGGGATGCCACGCACAATCGAGTTATACGATTGCGCAGCGGTCAATGTGGCAGTGTTGGTAACATTTGCCAAGGTGCTAGTACCAGGCAGCAAGCCGCCGGGGATGTCGCCAAGCTCAAAGATAGAAGCCATGGTTAATTACCTCAATCGAAGTTGGAGGTGTTAGTCGCACGCACGATACCAATGTTCTTGGTTTCGTACACCTTGGTCCAGTTGGTGATGGTCTCCAACTGAGCGCGGGTTGGGTTGGTGGTAGTCACCGCCCACTTAGCGCCAACAGGGTGATACACGTAATGAAGGTCCATCGACATGGCATCGCTCTTGGCGAGGATGTCACGGTCGGTTTCAATCTCCATTCCCATTTGCTCACCGCTGGCGATAGCGCCTTGGGTGAAGAAATAGGTTGCATACTCAGTGCTGGAGCCGCTGCCTTCGGTTTGAACGTCGTCAGAGACGATCACGCGCAGACCCATGTAGGTAGGTACGGTCACATCACCGCCATAGGCAGCAACGATCGTACCGCCGGACTGGGTAGTGCTAGTGCCACGGGCATCGGTGGTTGCCACGTAGTCAATAGCACGGCGCTCCACCAAGTCATAGTAGACCTTGGAGTGCATACAAACAGCAGCCAGCTTGTCGCCTTGGTCGCCCAGGATTGAGCGAGCTTCGGCAACGTGGCGGGGCGACAGCACGGTAGGTGTATCACCGCTCAGGCCGTCGATCGTCAGATCAACGAAAGAAGCAGAAGCGTTGGTGCCGAGCGTGCCGAAAATACCAGCCAGGCAGGAAAGAAGATCTTTCTGGCGTTGGTTGGCAACATAATCAGCAATCTTGGCGCCGATGGCGGCCATGGGGTCAGCGCCAGCAGCAAGGGCTGCAAGATCGCGTGCCTCAAAGGCGCGGCCACGGTGCAGGATCACGCCAACTTGCTTATCAGCAGTGATCTTACCAGGGGTCAGTGAGGTGCTGTCAGTCAGCACTTCAAAGTCGCCAGATAGGTTGGCTTTCCAGAAGGGAACGTTGATGAAATCACCACCCTCGGTAGCATTCAACTCCGCCAGTGGTTGGACCACACCGCTAGCCAGGAAGGCATCGCGTTGGGTGGTCTGCTCCAACAAATAGGGAGTAAAAATCTCGGGGATGATGACATCAGAGCGAAGAGTCGCCATGGTGTCGGGGGGGCAATGGGATGATTGACGGTTTGGGCGCAGCCCCTAGCTAAATGGCGCAGCCATTACAGCAGTTGCATCCATACTAGCGTTGCGCGGCTGCTTTCATGCGATCGTATAGATCACGATCAGTGCGATACAGCCTGGATTGCTCGGTTAGGTTGAATGTTTCAGGCGCAAACGGGTTTTTACCAAGTGGCGCCTGGCCTGCATTGCTGCCGGCTGATGGTGCGCCGCTGCCCTGCGGCCTTGGTGCCTTCTGCATCCATGATGGCAACGTCTTTGCCCATTCTGCGACTGGTGTGCGCTGGTAGCCGTCAACGACGACCACAGTCCCATCAGGTTCGCGCTCGATCCTGTCGGCACTGAGCTTCGAACGCAGCACTAGGTCAGGGTCATGGACGATCTCAGCCAATGCCGTAACAGCAGGTGCAATCAACTCAAGTTCTCGGACTTTTGCTTCGAGGGATTCAATGCGCTGGTCCTTTTGCGCCGTCGCCTCACGGTACTGCTGCTCCAGAGCTTGCCTTGCTTCGGTGTAGTTGCCTTGCTGTTCAAGCTGCTGCTGTTCATGCGTGCGCTTGAACTCAAGCAACTCATCGACGTTGACCCCATCTGGCACCTTAGACGCTTTGGACTTTGCAGCACGTAGCTCAGTGATTAGCTCGCTGTTCTTGCGTTCTAATGCTTCGATGCTGCGTTGCATTGCATCAGTAGCCGCAGGCTCCTGATTGGTGATTTCTTCGGACATTTATCCCGCAGGGATAGGTTGCCCTACCACTTTACCTTATCAGCCCAGTAAGCAGCAGACAGTTTACCCTTGGCGATATTATCGGCGTGCCGTGCCTTGAATGATGCGCGGCGTGCTTTATCTGCGGCTGATTCACCTTTCTTCGCTGGTGATCCTGATACACCTTGCTGGCCAAAGCGGATCAGCTTTACCGTATCGCCTTCTTTGGCAAGTACGGCATGGGACTTATTTGGATTATTTGGCGTGCGTTTGGGCTTGTTGTAACCCTCAAATTGCTCGCCGCGATAGGTGATCACTTCTTTTTCTTGGGTTTCTTGGTAGTCTTAGCAGCGGCCTTGAATGCAGCGGCGCTAGGGCGGCCTTCTTCACCCTTGCGTGCCATGCGTTCTTTGCTGCCAGCTTCGATCCGCTTGCGCTTGGCGTTGATGTTGGCGTAAAGGCCGGGCTTCTTAGGCATCACTTCTTCTTGCGGGTTTTGCCGGCTTCGGACAATGCAATAGCAATCGCCTGCTTACGGCTTTTGACCTTAGGGCCTTTGCCGGGGCCTGGCTTGCCGCTTTGCAGCGTGCCGCGCTTGTACTCACCCATCACCTTGGCGACCTTGGCTTGGGATTTGGTTGGTTTTTTCATGCCCTCAGTCTATCGGCTTGTACTTCTCCCTCAGCTCTGCCAGCGTCAGCTCGGAGCCATCATCACGAACTAGCTTTGCCATGGCATCCGTTGGGCCGTACTTTTTGGCAAGGCGGTTAAAATATGCCACCTTGCCGGGGCCTAGCGCATCGGCCTGAGTAGTACGTGGCTGCTTTGCTAGCCATTGCCCGTAGGTTTCATTGCCTGGCACCGGCCCATCCATGCTTGCGCGTTTGCCTTCTGGCGGTGGTGGTATGTCAAGTGCTTTGTAGTCGATTACTGGCACCGTAGTCGATCGGCAATTGAAATGCTGCGGCGGCAATGGGCCTTTGCCATATTCAAACTCACGGCTATCCAATGCACGGCATATTGCGCTGGTCCTGGTGTCAAGCGTTGCAATGTAGCGGTACTTCTTGGTAATGTCTTGATTGCCCTCGTACACCTGCTGACTGGCGGCATTAGCTACTTGGTTGATGCTTGTTCGTACTAATGCAATAATCTGATTATCTGCTACTTGCGTTAGCTGTCCGCCTGCTGCTGCTATCTGCCCTACAGTTTTTGCTTCTTCACCAAATTGCAGACTACCGATCAGCCGCTTTGCTATTGATTGTGTTGTCTCACCAGTTAATAGACCATTGCGTACAACTTGGCTGAACTGCTCAGCTTGTGATGTAGCAATGCCGCGAAATGCTTTGCTTACTACTTGCCCATTGGGTAGCGTAATCGTTGCACCTTGCGCAGCAGTAAGGCTATAGGTCTGCGGTGCGCCGTTGACTGCGGCAAATAGATCATCCGATAATGTGACAACATTAAGCTGCGTTGGATCTGTTGTTACAACAGATTGCGCAAACTGCGGGCTGATCTCTACGGTATTGATATTGCTGCGCAATATACCTGGCGGCATGGCTTTGCGTAACTCATCGGTTACGAACTGCGATTGTAGCTCAGCAATTCCTTGCAGCTCGGTTGCCGTTAGCTCAGTCGCATCACCCGCCCAGCCATCAAGGGATTCTTTCAACTGCGCAAGGATTGACCGCAGCCGTGCAGCCTTGACCGGTGCCGCAAGGTCATCGATCACGCGCAACTGATCTACAGCATCAATGATGATGTCGTTATAGGCATTTATGACGCGCCGTGCAACGCTATTGCTATAGCGATTAAGGTCGATCGCATTTTTATATAGCCTTGCTGGTGTGCTCACATTCCTCTAACGCCAAATGCCTCAAGCGGCCATTCAGTACGGATATTTACATCAGCACCTTGGATCATTGCATCAAGGATAACATCTGCTAATTCATTGAAGCCATCCTCGCCATTTTCCATGATGGCAAATTCTGTTACCTTATTATCTTTGATGTTGATGCGAACGATCGCCAGCATATCAACAGGCAGCCGACCGCGTACAAAGGTAAGCGTTTGGCCGCTGAAATCATGCTTAGTGCGACGGCGAAATAAGTCGCGGATCCAGTCGATCATTGCAGGCCACCATTAGCAGTTGCGTCTACTTCTTCTTGTACATCAAAATCATCTCCTAGTACTTCACCATCTGATAATTGCATCAGTAGCGTTTCCTTGGTGATTGTGCCTGCGGTGTAAAGTTGCAGCAGTGCATTAACGTCTGCCGGTTCCAACCTAGCGCCGATGAAATCACGATTTACCGTACAGCTACCTGCTGCCTCTTGCTGGCCCATGAATTGCGCATGAAACTTGAGGCTATTGTCGATCATGTCTTGTACGTTTTGCGCAATCACCATCATCGTGCTATCACCTTGACTGCGGTCGATCATCTTAGATGCTGCGGTTTCAGCCGATAGTTTCTGTCCCAATACAGCAGACAGACCTAGCTCATTGATTTGCGCTGCAATTTGATCTAACCGCTTGAATTGAAAATCAAAACTGCGGCCTTGCGGTTCAACGTATTCTGCCCTGCCATCAGCAGGAAATGCTAATGCTTCACCGGGCCCTGCTGATACTTCTTCAGCACTTGTAGGAAAGCCAAAAAATGCTAGCATCGGCACGGCTGAAATATGGAGCTGGTTATCAAGATCTGATTGTACCTGATAACTCTTTAGGTTTAGCTCTGCAATATCTTCCAGCGGTGGCCTTGATTCCATAAAGCCAACGCGGTTGCTGTATGCCACGCTGAATGGGATTTCTGACAGACTTGTAGTGCCTTCATCAACTACTTTGTATTCGCCATTATCTTGGCGTTGGTGGATCTGATACTGCCCAGGCGTTAACACACGCACCTGATCGATTTGCTTCTCGCCGTACTTGCTATCTGGGTCTGCCTCTAGTACGGTTTCTTGCAGCCGTAGTTGGATTAATCGCTGAGCGCCATCTTGCTGCTCGGTGCGATAACCGAGGATTTGCCGTGGTGTATAAGTACACCAATAAGGACGACCACCATTTGATGGTGCATCAACAAGGCAACCAATATGGCCATAACGTACCAGCTTGCGAGCGGTTTCGTATGTCCATACATTAAGGTCATTGCCTTGCATATCAACGTCGAACAACTGCTCGCGTATTGCATCTGATACATCTTGCAGCTTGACGGGCTTGCGCGTCAACATACCAGCGAGCATACGCTCTAGGCGCTGGTAATAAGGTGGCACAACACTACGCGCTAGGCGGTTATCGTAGCTTTCGTCAAGTTCGCGTGGCTCCTGCGGTAGGTAGCGGCGATGCTTGCGCCGCATACCATAAGTTCCTTGCAGAAGATCCTCAATAAGGATCCAATGCGGCTCCTGCGCATACCATGCGGAATTAGGATCCCCAACCTGCGCGATGCGCCGTTCGGTGACTTTGCGATCGTAGGCGGCTGGGGTGCTATACATCAGCGGTTAATCAGTGTATTTACTTTAGGGTCATTCTGCATCCTCTTCCTCCTCTTCGTCAGCCAGCATATCAAAGGCCAGGCGCTGCTTTACCAGCTCCAGGGCACCAAGAACCTCGATGGCGGTAACATCTTCAAGGCTGTCAACCAGATTATCGAGAGCGGTCAGGAAGTCTTCCATGGGTTTGGATGTAGACGGCATCAGTATACCCTAACGCCAGTGCCCCGTCCAGCCCCAGCGTGCAATGGGTTAAACTCACGCCATACGAGGTAGCCGATGGCATCATTCATGTGGTCATAACCGCCATCCTTATCGGGTTCGCCTTTTTCGCTGTAGCTTTGAAGCTCCAGGCATTCGATTAATTTACGGCAACTGTGGTCAATGTGCAGGCGGATCTCACCTTTGCCATTTTCCATTAATGCTTGCATTGCTGCCACGCGATCACGCACGGGCGGGTTAGCGCGTGGTGATTGGTTTGACATGCCGTAGGATTCAAGGATTGCAATATCCGTCTGGCTTGCATTGGTACTACGATTACCGCCACTTGCGTCTGGGTAGACGTAAAGGCGATGATCTGGGTAGCGTGCTTTGATCGTTTGAGCTAAGGCATCAGTATCATGCGCACCGCTGATCTCATCAAATACATATAATGTCTTGCCATTGCGGTATGCGATCACGGCAGACATATTGCCCACGTTAAAGTCAACACCAATACGCAGCGGTTCACGATATGATGGCGCCTCGATTGCGGTTACATGCTTTGCGCGATCAAAGCGGTCATAGACCTGGCCTGTGGTGAGATTGACAAATTCACCATCAAGATAGGCTTTAAGTAGTTGCGGGTCATAGTTTGCTTCAAGGCGTTCGATGAAGTCTGCCGGCAGGTATGGATTATCTTGCGTACGCATCCTGATAAGCCGCCGATCATTGCGGCCTTTGCCATCTTCACTGGCAAATGTTTGCCACATCCACCTAAAGCCCTCTGGTGTTGATGCAGCAGCAAATTGGCGTATGTTACCGGCACGTAAACGACCAAGGATCTTTGGAAATGCTTTGTTCGCTATTGCAGGTGCTACGGTATCGATTTCATCGGCCAAAATCCACGCAGCATTGATACCGATAATGCGCTGCCAATTCTCAAAGCTGCGGCATAGGATCTTAGTATCACCGCCAGGCAGATGCAGCATGTATTCAGGTAATGGTGATGCTCGAAACGTATATGGTATGTCATACGCTTCTAGGAAGTCGTCAAAGTCGCTTTGCCAAATATCACGAATCAATGGGCCTGTAGGCTCCATTACGACGCCAATAAACCCCTGATTAGCAATAGCAAGATGGACGGCTTTAGCGCATAAGGCGCGTGTTTTACCTGCGCCATAACCAGCACTAACGCCAAGTATGCTTGATGTTTGGTCATCAACGAAAGCAAGCTGGCCAGGATGCAAATCCTCGCGGATACGTGCCAACAGGCTACTTACGTCGATGCTTTCATCACTGTAGCCAAACTGCTGTAATACATTGCCTGCCCTTGCAGTAGCAAGAATACTCACGAACAAATCTGCGCTAGCTTTGCAGCAGTATTGATCGCGCCTAAGGCAATGTGCAACTGACCAGCAGCTCTAGCTTCTTGCTGTAGCGTTGCACATTGACTAAGTAAATCAGCCACCATTTGTGGACGTTCTAAGTCCCAATCTGCTTTGAGCATTTCACGCGCAACAACTAAGTATTGATCGCAACTACGCGCACTAACCCCCCAGTGTTCCGAAGCATATTGAATGCAGTCTGATCTACGGCCACCATTAGCGATGATCCGCGCAAGCTGATTTGCGCGTTCAATCGTTTCCTGTTTGGTGCCTCGGGGTGCTGCCATAAATAGATGCTAGCAAAAGCCCCCAGCCGAAGCTAGGGGCCGATGGTATCAGAGTTTACTGATTGCCACGATGCCTTCCTCGACATCGACTTCAACGGCGAACTTATCGCCAGGCGCAAGGCCAAGTTGACTGGTGTAACCACCGGACAGGATGGCATTACCGTTTTTCTGGATGGTGCCTTCGTAGGAAAGGGCACGGCCAGATTTCGGTGCTTTGACGACTTTAAGGCCATAGGCCTCAAGAAGGTTGGAGCGCAGTGCGGCGATTTTGGGTTTACCTTCTGCGGTGACGTACCCAGTGGCTGTCGCCAGTTCGGGTTCAGATATTTCGCCAAGGATTTTGACTTGTGCGAGCAGTTCGGAGCCTGTGAGTGCCATGTATGTGGTTGTGACCGTTGGAATCATACACGAACCTGCACGGGCATGACAAGGTAAAGCTGACCGTCAATACCTACTGGCGACATGATGACAGGTGTGGTTGACGTGTTGGCTTGCATTTGAACTTTGGCACCATGTAAGTGTTTGAGACCATCGACTAGGTAACGGACATTGAAGGCGGCATCAGGAAATGAACCGGAACAGGTAAGTTTTTCAGCGCCGCTGCTGGCTTCGGAATCTGCGACGATCGATAGGGTTTTGTTTTTGACGGAAAGCCTTACCACATCGGAGTTGATGATGGCAATACGCTCTAGGGCTGCGATTAGGGCGATGCGATCAGCGGTGATGGTGTGCTTGAAGGTGTCAGGCACCAGCTTTGATACGGCTGGATAGGCGCCTGCGAGGGTGCGTGAGGTAATGGTGACGCCATCGGCAATGATGATCGCTTGGCTGTTGGATGCAGCAAGCGTGACCGTAGGAGCATCGAGACGCTGGATAGCGGAGATGCTACGTGTCGGCAGGATGATGTCGATGGCACCATCGGCTGGCTGCGTGCGGGTGACCATGCGATGACCATCGGTTGCCTCGATGCGCATGGTGCCGGCTTCTATGGCGACGTGCAGGCCGCAGATGACGCCTTTGGACTCATCGGTGGCAGCAGCAGCCAAAGCGCTACGCATGGGGTCCACAAGGGCCACGGAGACAGCTCCAGCGGTATCGACGACCGGAAGGGCGGGGAAGTCGTCTGCATCGTGTCCAGCGAGCTGATAGGAGCCTGTAGCGCTCGACAATCTGACGGCAGTGCCATCAGCGGTCAGGAGCAAGGCAGCATCGTTGTCTAGGCGTCCGACGATCTCTGATAGGACGCGGTATGGGACGGCGATGGATCCTGCGGTTTCAACTGAAGCGAGGATCGTGGTTGAGATGCCGAGTTCAAGGTCGAAGGCTGAAACGCGCAGGTGGCCATCGGCCATGGCATCGATCAGGACATTGGAGAGGATTGGATGGGTCTTGCCGTTGGAGACAGCGCGACCGACGACCTTAAGCGCGTGGTTGAGGTCGGACTGAGCGGTGATGAATTTCATGATGCGGCTTCGGTTAGGGCGGTGATAATGGCGCTGTAATCGGCGTCGAAACTGGCGACCAGTTCGGCGGGGATGGGGATGCCTTCGTCTTGTGCGTTATCGCGGATTGCGTTAGCGGTTGCCAGCGCCAAGGTCATGGCATCATGAAGACGATTGATGACGGGCGACTGCTTGGCTGTGATGCGAATCAAGTCTGGTGATGACATACGCGGTTAATAACTCAACATACTGCCTCGGGATGACACCACCCATAAAGGCAGCGGCATCAGAGACCAACGCATGGTATGCGGTTGGCGTCAACCCATAAAGCCCCTGTTCATAATCCGCAACAATTGCCCGCTGCCGGATCAATGCCGAGCGGTTGGTACCTGCCGCTGCCGCCTGCCGGTCGATCATGTCCAGATCCTGTCTCTCCAGTCTCACTTTGATCTCAATCAATTTGGATGCGTGCCAGTGATACCAGTGTATCTCATCGAGTCCCAACATGCAAATACATCTACCCCGAAGGCAAATTGCAGCCCAGATCCCTTGGTATGACTCAAACGAAGGCAAAACACCCAAATGCCCTACTCTTCCTTATATGCATTATGTATCACCCTGTTACCGTTTCTCTTTTCTTACTTGACTTGACTTGAGAGAAAAAAGAAAAAATGAGTAATAGCAAGGGGTTTGGGATGTTTTTTGCCTTCGATTTGGCTGCATTTGCCTTCGATTTGCCTTCGATTTGCCTTCGGTCAGGCCATGGACAGCCCCGTGAGCCGCTTTACGCGCAGGATCGGGTCCATCTGAACGGTGAGCTCAGGCCATAGGGATTGGAGCCTGCCGACCAGCAACCGAGCCGCCTTGACCGGTGGATCATTGACTGGCGACAGCACCCAACGACCATCCACTAGATAGCCTTCGGCCTCGTACCAGCCCTGGAGTCGCTCCCATACGGCCTTGAGCGGCACGCTGTGACCATCACCAGCCCATTGCAGCTCAGCGGCATCGCAGAACTCCCATAAGTGGCAACTGGAGCGGCGTACGGCATCCATGGCGGCATGGCCAGTGCTGTAGTCGATGCCGTAACCAACAGCAAGCTGCATACCCTCAAGGAGCCAATTCAAAAAGGCAGGGCATATGTAACGACGGATGAAATCAGGGTCATCTTTTAAGCGTGGGTCAGCTTGGAGATGGGTTGGTTTTGTAGGTTTTGGCAGGAAAGTTTTACGGAACTTAAATACATGAAAACGGGTCTCGATTGCTACCTGTTCGCCCGACAGCGAAGGGTCTTTGTTGAGGTTAAAAACAAACAATGAAGACGGGATAAATTGCGACTCCTGCACACCTTTAAGTTCGTAAGATAACTCTTCTCCTGATATAGCGGCCTTCAGTGATTGCAAGTTGTCGATATGGACAAACTGTGAGTTTTCGCTTGACCAGTTAACAGATGCGCCGCGTAAAGGTGCAATGGGAAACTTACGACCTTGATCGTATTGGCGGAAGTCAGCAAGTGAACAGGACGTAAAATTACGGGCGCCAAGTGTATCGCGCAATGCAGTACGGATGGTGTCCTTACCGTTGCTGCCTTCACCGATCATCAGAACGGCACGGGGTCTACCGCGTGTGGCGCGGTAATGTGCTAAGTCAAGGCCACTACCAAGGATGCGTTGGATCGTGTCTAGGTCGGTGCTGTCTACAGCCTCCAGCAGCCGCCACATATGCTCGGGATTTGCTTCAGGGTCATAGTCATACTCTGTGATATAGGTAAAAAACAGGTCGGGCGAGTGCGGCTCGAATCTGGTATGGATGTCCCTACCGCTCCATACCCATGAGACGATGCCATTGCGGCAGTTGATGGCATTGCGAGGGTTGACGTCAACAGGCGATAGGTTGCGGCGTATCCAGGAGAGGGCTTCATCGACGTATCTAGGCCGGCGCCATGGATGGGAGCGGTTGCCGTGCTGGTCCTCAACGAATAGCTGCGACAGGAAGGCGGCCACCAATGGCGCGAGTTCTTGGTCGGTACGTGCTTTGTAATGAGTGCCGCACCAATGATGGAGCACGCCTTCAACTTCAATCCAGCGATCGGCTGGGTAATTGAACAGGTGCCGCAGGGTCAGATCCAACCATTCGGTATCGGTCTTGCTGACCAGCCGGCAGTTGAGGGCTTCCACCTCCACGGATCCAGCAGCAGAGGCAACGGCAGCAGGCCGCGGCGCTAATTGCGGTGGCCGCCAGCCGTGATGCTTCGCCCAGTACCAGAAAGTACCTTCGGTGATTTGGTCACCGCCTGAGCGTGCTACCTGCGGCGCCTCGGCAAACAGCGGGCTATGCCGCTGCATCATTGCTACGGCCTGATCTGGGTCACCGACGACCTTGATTAGGCTCCACAGCAGATTGCGGTAAAACGGATACTGCTTTTGGTTTGGGATGGCGGCTGGTATGGCATCAAGCGCATCACGGATGTCGTCGATCGTGCGCGGCGCGTGTTCGGTGTGGCGTGCTGCCTGCTGCTGATGGTGGTAATGCTCTTCGTCAGGTAGGCAGGCTTCGAGGTCTGCCACTGAGTAGCGGATACCTGATGCGGTGACAACTGAGCACAAGGCGCCGAGCTCACCAGCGCCATTGGCGTGGTAGGTACCTGGCAGCCGCATGACGCGGGATGGATTCTTGATGGTGCGATCGGAATCGCAGAAATCAATCAACCGCTGCTGGACGATCGCCCAATGGGATGGTGTGATCAGATCGGTCAGGAGCCAGTAGGTATGTATCGACTTGCCGCCGGTATCAACTTGGATCGAAGGCTCGGGCAACCCGAGATCCCGCCATGCGGTTAGCTGCCATTCACGCGGGCGATCATCCCATTCGACGAAGAAGGCACGGCAGGCGATGATGGTGGCATCAGTGTCGCCGCCGTCATTGATGACGACATAAACGCCGCGGCCATCAGCCTGCCATTGCTCGATCGCTGACCGTGACGGGCCACCCTTACGGCCTGCATCACCTGCTTTCTTGGGGTTTTTAGCGTGATAGAAGGCGCGTAGCCTGATGGTGCCGGGGGGTTTGCCTAGTAGGGACAGGAACCGCTGCGCCTCTGTGAAGTCAACGCTTTGCATCAGATTCCATGGCACGCAGTAAATGGTCACGGATTACGGCACCAATGCCGTAGCCGTATCTCACCTGAGACTCAAGCCAACGCCTGAGGTCTGGCGGGATGGTGATACTGGTCGATCGCGTCTTGGCCATGCCTGCCGTGAGGTGGTTGCCAAAGGTTAGCAGAGTCTGCTAGGTTGGCTGGGTCGCTACCTGGCGGCAGACGTACGACACCTTGCTTATGGATGACAGTTACCAAGATTTCCTAGACCAGAAGCTGCACACTGGCGCAGCCCATGGTTTTGAGCCTATTTGGCTGCCGCCGCAGTTATTTGATTTTCAGCAATCGCTTGTAACGTGGGCGATTCGTAAAGGTCGAGCCGCAATTTTTGCGGATTGCGGATTAGGTAAAACTGCTATGCAGCTTACATGGGCTGAAAACGTAGCGCGACACTCTGGTAAGCCGGTCTTAATTCTGACGCCATTAGCAGTGGCAGCTCAGACCATCCGCGAGGGTGAAAAGTTTGGCATTGAGTGTCACCGCTCCAGTGATGGAACGGTCAAAGGTCGGATCGTAATTACCAATTACGAACGACTGGAACATTTCAAGCCAGCAGACTTTGCCGGTGTAGTGTGCGATGAGTCAAGCATTCTTAAGTCATTTGACGGTGCCCGCCGCAATGAGATCACCGATTTCATGCGTAAAGTGCCGTACCGGTTGCTAGCTACTGCTACTGCTGCACCAAATGACTTTATTGAGCTTGGCACTAGCTCTGAGGCTCTTGGCTACATGGGTCACATGGATATGCTGGCGCGGTTTTTCAAAAACGACCAGAACAACCTGACCAGTCGGCGCATGTATGGCGAGGCTCCTAAGTGGCGCTTCAAGGGTCATGCTGAGCAACCGTTTTGGCAGTGGGTTACTAGCTGGGCTAGAGCTTGCCGGCATCCATCAGATCTGGGCTTTGATGATGGCCGTTTTACCTTGCCGTTGCTGAACGAGATCGACCATCTGATCAAAACCAGCACGGTGCCAGAGGGAATGCTGTTTGCGTTGCCTGCAACTGATTTGCGCGAACAACGCGCCGAAAAGAAGCGCACCGTAAAAGAACGCTGCGAGCAAGTTGCCAGCATGGTTGCCGATACCGGCCAGCCTGCGCTTGTATGGTGCCACCTTAATGAGGAAGGCGACCTACTTCAGCAGTTGATCCCTGATGCAGTTCAAGTATCAGGCAAGGATAAAGACGAGACCAAGGAGCGCCGATTGATTGACTTTGCAGAAGGCCGGTCAAGGGTTTTGATTACAAAGCCTAAAATCGGTGCATGGGGATTAAACTTTCAAGTATGCAGCCACATTACATATTTTCCATCCCATAGTTTTGAGCAGTATTATCAATCGGTTCGGCGTTGCTGGCGATTTGGGCAGAAGCGACCCGTAACTGTTGACATCATCTTGACCGAAGGTGAACGTCGCATTATGGAAAACCTGCAACGCAAACGCGGGCAGGCTGAACAAATGTTTGGCAATCTTGTTGCCGAAATGAATCACTCGCTGGACATCCAGCGCAAAAAGTACAACACCACACCAATTGAGGTTCCCTCATGGCTATGATCACCGACCGCTACGCAATTTACAACGGCGACTGCATTGAGGTAATGCAAAGCCTGCCTACAGCTTCCGTGCATTTCTCAATCTACTCACCGCCTTTTGCTGGATTGTATGTCTACAGCTCAAATGAGCGTGACATCAGCAACTGCAAGGACTACGATCAGTTCATGAATCATTATGGCTTTGTTGTAAAAGACTTGCATCGGTTAACACTGCCAGGCCGGTTGACTGCTGTTCATTGCACCGACATTTCAAGCGGCAACAGCGGCAAGGATTCATTGATTGATTTGCCGGGCAAGATTATTGAATTACATCAGCAACATGGCTGGCATTTTGTAGCACGTCATACGATATGGAAAGAGCCTCTATGGGTTCGCAACCGGACAATGGTAAAGAGCTTAGCCCATAAAACAATTGTTGATGATGGCGCCTACGCTGGTGTGGCATCTGCTGATTACTTGTTGATCTTTAGGCGCAGTGGAGAAAATACTATTCCAGTTGCACACCCTACTGGGCTAGATCATTACGCTGGCGAATGCCCGATCCCAAGCGAATTGCACAAATATAAAGGGTGGACTGGTAAGCAAACAGAAAACCGTTTTAGCCATTGGATTTGGCGGCGGTATGCGTCATCCATTTGGGACGACATCAATATGGGCCGGGTGCTTCCGTTTCGCGATGGCAAAGATCCTGATGATGAGAAGCATGTCCATCCGTTACAGCTTGATGTAATTGACCGTGCCATATGCTTGCGCTCCAACCCTGGCGAAACGGTGCTGACTCCATTTATGGGCGTTGGCAGTGAGGTTTATGGTGCGGTGCAACTTGGCCGCCGTGGTATCGGAATTGAGCTCAAGGAGTCGTATTTCAAACAGGCAATCAAGAACATGGAAATAGCAGTAGAAGACACCCGAGCGTCTGATCAGACTGAATTGTTTGATGTGGAGGTCATGGACTGATGAACCTTCGCCCCTATCAAACCCAGCTTTTAGACCAGATCCGCCAGTCAATGCGGCGTCACCGTAGGGTGTGCGCCGTGATGCCGACGGGTGCTGGTAAGAGTGTCGTTATCGCTGCGATCATTTATGCAGCGGCTGCTAAGGGTCGCCGTGTGCTACTACTGGCGCATCGTCGGCGGCTCATCAACCAGCTAAGCCGTACGGTAGGCAGTTGGGGTATCGAGCATGACGTGATCGTGCCAGGCCGGCACCAACGCGGTCATAGTGTTGCCGTAGGCAGTGTGCAGACGGTCGTTCGGCGGCTGGATAAGTTGCAGCCGCCGGATCTGATCATCATCGACGAAGCGCACCATTTGACCCGCGATAACCAATGGGGTCAGGTGGTAGGGCATTGGCCTAATGCGTATCTGATCGGCAAGACTGCCAGCCCGCAACGTCTTGATGGCCGCGGCCTAGGCGAGGTGTTTGATGATCTGGTGATCGGCCCTACACCGCAATGGTTGACGGATGAAGGCTTTTTAGCTAAGGCGCGGATCTTTTGCCCGCCTACTACGATGGATGCAAGCAAGCTGCGTAAGGTGCGCGGTGAGTTTGACATGCGCGAGGCAGCAGCAGCATTAGAGCAGGCCAAGATCCATGGTGATGCAGTTGAGCATTACTTGAAGATTGTTGCGCCAGGTACGGCGCTGGTGTCATGCGTCAGTGTGGAGTTTGCTGATGCTATGGCGGCGCGGTTCAATGCAGCAGGCATCCCAGCACGGGCGATCACTGGCGGCTGCGGTGATGATGACCAAGAGCAGATCTTCGACGACCTTGGCAAGGGGATTGTCAAGGTAGTGACCTACTGCGAGATGCTGAGCGAAGGCGTTGATGTACCGAGCATCAATGCAGCGATCCTGCTGCGACCTACGGCATCGGTGACGATGTACCTACAGCAGGTTGGCAGGTGCCTCAGGCCAAAGGCTGATGGGTCGGCGGCGATCATCCTGGATCACGTCGGCAACGTACAGCGCCACGGCCTACCGACTGAGGAGCGCAACTGGACGCTAGAAGGCCGCGACAAACGCAAGCGCGATGCAGCACCAAGCGTGCGCATGTGCCCAAGGTGCTTCGCTGCAAATGCAACCACCGCTCAGGTATGCGGCGAATGTGGCCATGAGTTCACCACTGAGGCACGGGAGCTAGAAGAGTCCAGCGGTGAGCTGGTGGAGATCACCGCGGAACTGCGCCGTAAACGCGCTGAGGTAGGCGGCGCCCGCAGCATGGAGGATCTGTTACGGCTAGAGCGGCAACGCGGCTACAAACCAGGCTGGGCAAAGCATATTATGGCTGCACGGCAAGCCAGGAGGGTGGGATGACCAGCGAGCAGCACATCCAACAGCACATCCGTCTAGCATGCGGCACTGGCGCCACGCGGCTATTCCGCAACAACACCGGAGTGCTCCGCGACCAGCATGGCCGTCCGGTCAGCTTTGGGCTATGCAAAGGCTCTGCCGACCTGATCGGCTGGACAACGCGCACGATCACCGCCGATATGGTCGGTCAGCGGGTTGCGGTGTTCACCAGCATCGAGGTCAAGACCCCCCGCACTGGCCGCCTCACACCAGAGCAGCGGCAGTGGCTGGCAGAAGTCAAAACCGCAGGCGGGATCGCTGGTGTGGCGCGGTCTGTGGCTGATGCCGAGGGACTGTTACGAAATGCGACTGGCATGGGTTGACACTGGCAGCAGTGCCTGTAGGATATGGGGACAGGAGGCGAGAGCTTCCACTCCACATCTAGAGCAATGACCCGCACCCTCTCCACCCGCTCTGTTCTTAAACTGCTTCGCAATGGCGGCTTTCCAATGGCCGCAATCATTGAGCAGTCCAAGGGCCGCATTGAAATTGGACACCTAACCGATGGCCGCGCAACTTGGGAACAGCAGCAAGCAAACTATGACCTTGCTAATCAAGCATCTAAATTGATTGGCTGGGATTGGTTTGGTAGCGGCTATGGTTCCGTGCATCTCTGGGCCGATCGTGGTTGCTCAGTTACTCGTGAGCTAATCAGCAACAATATGGATTAACCCCCACGCGGCCCGCCAGAGCCGCACCCAATCTGGCAATCCACCCCACATCTAGAGCAAAATGAACACCACCCAAGCATCAACCAAAGCCGACATCATCACGGCAGCCATGGAGATCACCGACAGCCAACAGGCCAAGATTGACCAGCTACAGCAACGGCAAGTGATCCTAATTGGATTGGTTGCATTGCTGACCGTGATTAACCTACTCGGCTGATACAACTGAGGGATAACAGTGCGGATGGCTTTAGCTAGGCGTGTCAACCCTCAACTATTCACCCCACACTTAGAGCAATGACTAAACGCGAACGAGCATCAACCGCTGCATTCATCCTTTTGGTGACTGCATTGTTCTACATCACAACAAACAAAACACTGTCCCAAATGACCGAAACGGATTGCAAGGCTGGCATCATTGCAGCGTGCCAGCGATGAACAACGCCGACTACCACGCCGACCCAGCAGTTAGCGCCAGTCACCTACATGCCATCGCAAAAAGCCCGCAACATTACTGGAGCCGTTACCTTGACCCGCAACGCCAGCCCGTAGAACCTACCGCTGCAATGCGTCTCGGCAGCTTGGTGCATTGCGCCGTGTTGGAGCCCGAGGAATTGCATAAGCGGTATGCCGTCTGCCTGCCGCGTAATACCAAAGCAGGCAAAGAGATGGCGCTGGAGCTTGATGCAAAGGGCATCGAGGCAGTAACCGGATCTGACATGGATCTGGCGCTGGCAATGGCCGCATCAGTGCGCAACCATCCGGTTGCCGCTGAATTGCTAAGCGTTGGCCTTGCCGAGCAGAGCGTTTGGTGGGATGATCCTGCTACCGGCCTGCGGTGTAAATGCCGCCCGGATTGGATTAATGGGTTAACGATCGTTGACCTAAAGACCACAACAGATGCCAGCGCTGATGGTTTTGCGCGATCCGTTGCGCAATACCGCTACCACGTGCAGCAGGCGCATTATCTGCAATCGCATATTGCAGATCGGTTTATCTTCCTTGCGGTAGAGAAAACCTTCCCCTATGCCGTTGCCGTATATGAGCTTGATGCTGATGCTGTTGCAGTTGGTAAACAATTGCAACAAAGCAACCTGCAAGCAATCGCTAACTGCAAGGATGCTCAGGCCTGGCCCGGTTACACCGACCAGATCCAAACGCTTAGCCTTCCACGCTGGGCGCAACACACACCCGAGCTGGCCCTGTCGCCAGATGACTTCTAATGAGCAACCTAACCACTTGGACACCAGAGCAAACGCAACTGATCAGCAGCACCATTGCACCCGGTTGTAGCGGTGATGAGCTGAAGCTCTTTGCCTATGCCTGCCAACGCACTGGGCTAGATCCGTTCAGTAAACAGATCTACGCCATCAAGCGTGGCGGCAAGATGACCATCCAAGCCGGCATCGACGGCCTGCGGGCTATCGCTGAACGCACCGGCCAACTTGATGGCTCCGAGACGTACTGGTGTGGCGCTGATGGCGCATGGCAGGATGTATGGCTTGCTGATAAGCCGCCTGCTGCTGCTAAGACGATCATTTACCGCAAGGGCAGCAGCCATGCCTTTATTGGTGTGGCGCGGTTTGCGGATTACAACGCCGGCCAAGGCCTGTGGTCCAAGATGCCAGCCGCGATGATCGCCAAATGCTCCGAAGCACTGGCGCTGCGTAAGGCATTCCCCGCCAACCTTTCGGGCGTCTACACCACCGACGAAATGGAGCAGGCGGAAGAGGTCACAGTGACACCTGTGGCCGCCCCTAAGGCCGCTCTGCCTGCCGCTGCGCCTAAGGGCACCAGCGCCACGTTTACCGCCGGCAAGGCCGCCATAGCGAAGGCCCAGACGCTGGATGAGTTGGCCGCCATACCAGCTAAGATGGCGGCTCGTTTGGCGGCGGGTGATATCACCCAAGACCAACACGATCAACTGCTAGCCCTAATGGTGGAACGCGAGTCTGCCATCACCGACCTTTTCGAGGATTAATCCATGAGCCTTTACGCATCCGGTGTTGTTCGCATCATCAGCGACCCACAACTGAAATCATTTGACAGCGGTAATGTTGTCGTTAACTTTGCTGGTGGTATTGCCGAAGGCAAGGATAAAGATGGCAACTATATCAACAATGCCATTGATGTAGAAATCTGGGGTAAAAGCGCCGAGATTGTTTATGACAAGCTCAAGAAAGGTGACAGCTTATTTGTTACCGGCAACATTCGCCGTAATGAATGGATGGATAAAGACAGCGGCACAAAACGCAGCAAGCATTCCATGTCGGTTGCGCGGTTTGAGTTCCTGCCGCGTCCTAAAATGGATGAGGCACACGATGCGTTCTAATGGACTACGAAGCTATCTTTATTGAATGGTGGAAGCAATCCTATCCATTCAACCCTGGCGCCCATGCAGTAATGACGCATACGGCATTTGCTAAATACGTCTTATGCTTATCGGATGCCCAGAATGCCCAAAGTGTAAAACAAGATACAACGAAGTAATCTTGCGCAAGCCAACAACTGACGGTGATTTTATTCGTCGCCGTCATTGTTTGGATTGCGGCCATCGATGGTACACGCTGCAAACAGCAGAAACACCAATCGAAGGCCACACGCTTCAATGGTCAAAACTCACCTGCACTTACACCATCAAATGAAACCCCATCAACTTGACCAGCAACGCTCCATCATGATGGATGCGCTGTACGCCAAAAGTGGCCGTACATGCGGCACCTACACCGGCCTATGGCAGGAGTTTTGCTCTGGCATCGGCCCTAACTTCCGCGATGCCGACTACGAGCAGCTACATGCTGACGTATGCGAGGCCATGGATAACATCCATTCAATCATGACCCCTAAGCAGGCGCATCAGGCGATTGCCGTATGCCGCCGTCACTTGCTGGGGAAGTGGGCATGACCATGCACGAAACCAACCTGGCACTGCTGGAGTTTCTTGGTATTGACCCGGAATCGATGGTCACCCGAATTGATCTGGTTGCCACTCCAGACGACTGCCCCAAGGTGACCGTCACCCGCCTGCTGCTGGATCTGCCTGGCGTCACAGAAACCCGCATGTTCAAACTTGTCCCTTACTCAACTCCCGAATGAAGCGACTTCTATTACTGCTGGCTTTGCTCGCGGCACCAGTCCAAGCCAGGACCGTCACGGCCACGGTGTACGACCCCTGGTATTCAGGCCGCCCCGACTACTGTACGGGTCGCGCCTACCAGCATTGGGGCATCAGTGCAGCGCATCCGTGGCTGCCATGCGGCACCCGCGTCACCGTCACCCATCGCGGTCGGTCGCTGGTGGTGCCGATCCGGGACCGCTGCGACTGCAACAGCATCGACCTATCAGCAGGTGCTGCCTATCGGCTTGGCGTGCCGCTTGATGGTATTGCTCGAGTGGGGATTGAATACTGATGGCTGACCTATCACCTGGTGAGGCTGCTTTTAAATGATTGAATTTATGCTGTTAACTGCTTTTACAATTGGTTTTACAATTGGATATATTTTAGGTACAATGTTTCCTAATTATTAACCAACACTATTTAATTACCATGACTAACCAACAACACCCGATCACTCCACCGCCTGAACTAGTGCGTGAGTGGAATCAAGAAGTGATAGGTACTCACTTTAAGCCTTACGGTTATTCAGAGTTCATTGCCACCCGCGCCGCCCAATGGGGTGCCGACCAGGAGTTGGAGGCGTGCTGTGAGTGGCTTGAAAAGGAACGTGAACATTTAGGGTGGGCATACCGCCTAAACCCCCAAACGATCCGCGCCGCCCGCCGCCCCAAGCCACCGAGCTTGAAGGAGCGGTCGCTGCAACTGCTTGAGACCTACAACACCTCAGGCGTAAGGCTGACTGCAGACCAAGCAAACACCATCCGCCGCGCCCTAGAGGCATTGCCCAA